AGATGAATTAATAGATAAAATTACTCTTGATATTCAAGATTTTAAAGTTTTAAATTATGAGATTGAAGTAATTGATAAAGAAGCTCATACAATTATTGAATTAATGGAGTGTAATATAAAAAAAGTAAATTTAGAAGATGATAATTCATTCTATTCTAAATTAAAAAAGACTGTTGAAAAAATAAGTCAAAAAAAATGTGATTTCATCAATACAGACCTTACAGGAGTAGATTTAAAGCAAGGAATATTTATAATTCAACCTCAAGAATTAAATGCAGAAACAATTAGTATTAATCATAAAAAGCAATATGATAGAACTGTAAATCTAATCTATCTTGAGGACAATTATTCAAACATAATGCCATCTATTACTTGGTTTGAAAAGCAAATGAAATTGCTATGTGAAGATTTGGAATTAAGAAAAAGTTATATAAATATGGATTATTCAGTAAGTTTTAACTATGGCAATGAAGATGAGATATACAATGCAATAGTTAATATTAATGCTGAATTAACTGTGAAAGAGAGGTAAATATGGATATACAATTTTTAGTTGGAAAACAAACTGCAGAGGGTACTGCAAAATTAACTGGATTAAATCAATTAGATTGTACAAATTATGGAGTAGTACCTAAGGTAAATAAAACAACAAGTAAAGCAATAGGTGCTGGAAGATGGGAAAGAGATGGTTTTGTATCAAAAGTTGAAGTTAATGGAGATTTAACTATTGAAGCAACAACAGGACAATTAGAAATATTATTAGAAGGAGCAGGATTTAAAGGAACAAAGGATAATAAAAATCATAATTTTTTACCAGGACCATTTGATAATTTCTTAACTCTTATTTCAAATAATGTTGAAGATGATATAGCAGAATATGCTCAAGATTGTTTAGTATCTAGTTTGAAAATAAGTACACAAATGGAAGCATTTGTAAATGTAACTGCTAATATTATAGGTAAAGAACATAAGGTATTAAATAATAAAATAAATGCTACTCCAGTTGCATTAAAAGGAGAATCGTTAATTTGTTTAGGTGCTGTTATAAAAGAAACTTCAACAGATATGACTGCAAAGATAGAATCAATAGATATTAATATTGATAATAAACTTGAAGGAAAAGGTGCTTTAAATACAGTCTATACAACTAAAATTAGACAAGCTGATAGAGGAACAGTTGGACTTAATTTAACTTTTAATAGTTTTGATAAGGATAGCTATAAAAAAGCTTATGAACTATTAAGAAAAAACACATCTTATGTTGTAGAAGTTACTTTAGCAGAAACAACAGATCCAACAAAAATAGTTAAATTAGAATTTCCAAATGTAAAAGTGTCAAATATAGAAGCAACTAATTTAGATGGAGCTGGTGGAATGACAAAAGAATTAACTGCATATTATGATAAAGTAGCACAAACACCAGTAAAAATAACATTTGAAAATTATCATGATGCATAAGGAGTAGGAAATGAAAAAAGAAATAAAAGAGGAAATTAAAGAACCTATTGAAGAAAAGAAAGTTAGCTACATAGTTAATTATGGAAAAGATGGAGATATTATAGCAGTTGAAACAGTAGGAACATTTAGAAATATGATGAATTTCTATAATAAACCTCGTGAAACTGTTAGAGTTTTATCTGATGCTAAAGCTTTTGAAACTGTTAAAATTCATTATACTTTTGAAGAAATGCCAGAGTTTGAGCTTATATTAGCACAAACTTTAAAGATTACTTTAGAGAATAAAGAAGTGGATAAGACAGCAGAAAATTTAATGAAATTCTTTGATAAAGAGCCTCATACTTTTCAAAAAATATTAGATGAAATAATGAAAAACTCTGAAAATAGGGGTTTCAAGATATAGAACAAGTCTACTATAAGGCTTGTTCTTTTTATATGAGAGGACATAAAGCAGCCAATAAGGATAAGTATCAAAAAATAATTAATGATATTCATAGATACAATATGTACTTTGAAACTAAAGGTATGGATAGTTCATATTACTATATACACAGATTACCTTTAAATCTTGGTTATGATGAGCATCCTTATTGGCTTATTGAAAAAATTAATTTTATCTTAAGAGTAACAAATAAAATTTATTCAGAAATAAGAAAAAGGGGAAGTTAATATGAGTGATAAGAAATTAAAAACTGTAATAGAAGTTGTTGATAAGTATTCAAAAGAATTAAAAGACTTCTCTAAAAAAATAAATGAAACAAATGATGAGTTAAAGAAACTGCAAGATAATTTTGCTAAGGGCAGTGATGGAGCTAAAAAGCTATCGGATTCATTGAGTTTAATTAAGAAAGTTGGAGTAGGTGCAGCAGTTTTATATGTTGGAAATAAAATAAAAGATTTAGGAAAATTTGCAATAGAAAGTGCTTCTAAAATGGATGAGTTAGCAAATGTAACTAGACAAGTCTTTGAAAGTTCTACAAAAGAGATAGAACAATGGGCAAAAACTATAGATAGAGAAGTTGGTAGAAGTATTTACCAAATGCAAAACTTTGCTAGTGTTTATGGTTCAATGTTTAAAGGTGCAGGATTTGATACTTCATTTTTTAAACAAATTTCTAAGGACCTAGCAACATTCACTGCTGACTTTTCTTCTTTCTTTAATGTTACAGATGATGAAGCTTTTACAGCAATAAAAGGAGCATTAACTGGAGAAACAGAAGCATTAAAAAGATATGGACTTATCTTAAATGATACTACTATGGCAGAATATGCTTTATCACAAGGTATAAAAGAAAAATGGCAGAACTTAGATACGGCAACAAAAATGCAGTTGAGATATAACAAGTTAATGGAAATGACAACATATATTCAAGGTGATGCAAGTAGAACTATTGATGGATATGCAAACTCATTAAAGAAAGCAGAAGGATTAATAGATAATATTGCAACATCAATAGGACATAAGTTATTACCATTTGCAACTAAGGTAGTTCATATGTTTAACGGTATAGCTGAAGCTGTTGATGACATGCTTAGTAAAAAATCAAGCACTGATTATCTATTTGATTTTGTAAAAGAAAAACAAAATCTAGATGATTTAAAAAATAGATATGTAGAATTGTCAAAAATGTATCTTGAGGGTTTAGGAACTCCTGAAAGTGAAAGAGAAAGAAATGAAATATATGAAAGATTGTTAGCTATGTATCCTGATTTAATTGGAAAAATTGGAAAAGAAGCAGAAGCTTATTATAAAGTAGCAGAAGCTATTGAAGTCGTTATAAGACAACTAAAAGAAAAAGCATTGGCAGAATATGCTAGTGATAAATTTAAAGAAATTATTGCTGATACAGATAAAGATTTAAAAACTGTTCAAAAAAAGCAAGAAGAAAGAGAAGAACAGAGATTAAGATTATTAGCAGAAACTGGTGTTGATTATAGCAAAATAAGTTCAAGAAAGTTAAAAAAAATAAGTGAGCTTCATGAAAGAGCAGCTAATGGAGATGAGAAAGCACAAGAAGAGTTAGGAAAATTAACTAGAAGATATGGTGGAAGAACAAAAAAAGGATTTATTAAAACTGGAAGTGCAGGGATAATTGAGTATGCCAATGATGAAAAAACTAGAAAGAATATCAGTGAAGAAGCTCAAAAAAAGGCAGAGGAAAATTTAAAGAAAAGAACTGCTGAATTTGAAAGGGGCTATAATTCATTAGCTAATACTTTAGATATTGTATCAAATTCAAATTTAAGTAAAACCTCTACAACAAAAGAATATGAAAAAAATATTAAAGAATTAAAAGGAAAAGTACAGTCAACTAAAGAAAAGTATAAAGAAATAAATGAATTAGATAAAATAGCAACTGAAAATGCAGAACAATTATTATCTAATTGGAAAAGTGGTAAATACAATAATGCAAATTTAGAAAAATTAAGAGAAATCCATAAAAAAATAGTAGCTTCTGGAATAGATCCTGTTGCTGCTTCTGAAATTCAATCTAAGATAACTCATCTAGAATCTCTTGAAGAAAAGACTGGAAAAGTAGCTAAAGCTATAAAAGGTCATAGTAAATCAATAGTTCAAAGTGTAAAAGATATTTATACTGAATTTCAAAAGGATATGCAAAATCAAATAAACTATGATGATATTATTGGAACTTCTGATATAGATAAAATCAAAAATCAAATAAGTATTTTAAAAAGATATATAAAAGAAGCAGTTGATAATGGAAATATTGACTTAGCTAAAAGCTTACAAGTTCAATTGCAAGAAAAAGAATTTAAGATTAAAAAGTTTGATATTGATGAAGCTTTGGATAAAGTTAAAGAAAAAATAGAAGATTTAGAAATAAATTTTAGTAAAGGAAAAATTTCTGAAGAAAACTATCACGAGGAAAGAGCAAAAGTTCTTGGAGACTTAATAAAAACTTATGAAAAACATAATATTGACTTAGATAAATTATCTGAAGAAGATGCTAGACATTTGAAAGAAGCTATTGAAATGGCTAAACAAAAGAAAAAGATATCAGAAGATGAAGTAGAGCATTTACAAGCAATTGCATTTAAATTAAAAAAAGTTAATGAAGCTTTGGATAGTATAAATTCTTTAGCTTCTTCTTTTTCACAATTAGGGCAAGTTACTGGAAGTAAAACAATAGGTAATATTGGTGGAATATTAAGTAATATCTTTAATATGGGGACTTCTTTCAATAATCTTGGGGATATAAAATCTATAACAAAAATATTTTCTGGAGGATTAGATAATTTTAAAATAGGTATGAATTCTTTAAGTTCTCTTGTAGGAATAGCAACTGGGGGACTTGGTATCGTTAAATCTATTGGTTCAGTAATAGGTTTTGGAAAAGGTAAAAATAAAGTTGCAGAAATAGATAACAGAAATAGAGAAAATGAAAACAGATACCAGGACCAAATAAAAGCTATGCAAACTCTTACAGAAGCTTTAAAGAAAAATACTGATTATGTAAAGAATTTCACAGATAGAATTTTAACAGAAGCAGCTAAAAATCCAACTTTATCATTTTTGAGCAATAGTAATAAAAATATAGATTTGTTTCAACAAGCTATGCTAAATGGTAAGCATTTTGGAGATATTTCAGCAGTAGAAAAAGGCTCTACAAGATACAGCAGAGGTTTTGGAAGAAGAAAGAAATCTAAAGATACCTATACAGCAGTAAATGTTGGAGAAGCACAGTTATTAAAGTATTTAGGTTTTGATAAAACAGAATTAGATGCTTTTACAGACAATGAAATGAGACAGTTAAACAATGCTTTAAAAAATGTATCTCATAATGATTTAGTAAAAGCTACTGGAAGAAACTTAACTCAATCTAATCTTAATGAATGGAAAAAGCAAATAAGTGAGTTTGTATCACAGTTAGATTTATTACAAAAAGAGAAAAAAGATTTATTCAGAGGTTCAACTCTTGATAGCTTTACTGGTATTGATTATTCTTCTGAAAAGAAATTAATCCAGGAATACACAGAGCAATTTAAACAAATGGGACTTGTTGGAGAACAATACAACTCTACTATTAAAGAATTAGCTAGAAATCATCAAGTATTGGTTACAGCTATGCAAGATGTAAGAGCTCAAACAATTGAGGGCTTAGCAAGTGGCAATGGTGGATTTGTAACATCAATGAAAAGCTATTTTGAAAAGATATTTAAAAATGCTAGTTCTGTTGCTTATGATGTGGCTTTTTCTGATTTAGATAGATATTTTAATGATGAATTTAAGAAAATATCTGAAAAGCTCGTAAATATTAAGAAAACTGGAAAGCTAAATTTTAATGATTTACTTAGTGGAATAGATTTTAGCAAATTAAAATTAGCTGAAGGAATAGAAACACAAGCCAAAAAGTCACTTGATACTATAAAACAATTTTTATTGAGTAGAGGTATTGACATATCAATTATCAATAAAATACTTCCAAATT